AATTACCATTGTACTGCATACCCCAGAGGCTCCAAGTAATAATATCTAATAAAACTTCTATTTCTGAAGTCCCATAAAAATTCTTATTTATATCAGTAGATCTATTTCGTTGTGCATAAATAAGTTCCCAAGGATAGAAAATAATATCTTGATTAGACGTTGGATTCTTTACTATATTTGATTGATATACCTGTGCATAACGTGGCAATTGTCCGAATTGTAATTCATACTTTTGTTTAGATACTTCTTGAAAACGTGGGTCTATAGTTTCCAATATTCTTATAGTAGAAGCATCAATTGCATTAAACCCTATTAATTCAAACCTTCTATTTCTTTGACATTCTGCCGTCATCTGATCATAGGTAAGTGAATCTCGCATTGTCTTTCTTAAAAAATCACCTAAATCATCTGTTATGTCCCACTTAGTCTTTAATCCTCCATTCTCTAAAAAATTTACTATATATTCTATTTTCTTTTTTTCTTCATCATCGGGCTCTTTTCTCTTTTTATCGAATAAATTTAATTTCTTGCGTATGATATATCCTTCTTGATTTTCATCGTTTGTGAACCTTAAAAAGTTTTGCATTTGGAAAGTACGTGTGTTTAATATAGAGCCTACGATAGGAGTATCTGCCACCTTTTTAAGTACTTCAAACGATACCCGCTTATTGTGCTGCTTATATCCTCCAAAAACTCCATATGCCTCATATGGATCAAATAGGAATGACTTTATAACAGGCTTTCCTCCTTTTTGAGATTCTTGAAGATATTTTTGAGCTTTATATATAGAATTAACATCATTTGACATCAGATTCTTTTCTAATGTTAAATTCTTTTCTATTTGTAACTTTATAATATCTTCTTCTATACTTGTTATATCTCTTAATTTATCCATATTATTTTATATAAAAAATAATAAGTCACTAATACCATTGATTAGTGACTTATATGTTATTTTTAATAATCAAAATTATTATTACTCTGATAAAATAGTAACAGTAACTACATAAGTCTTAGTTGTTGTATTGTCTTTAGCGGTTACAATATAGGATACGGTTGATGTAAAATTATTAGTAGTGGTGCCACTAACTTGGGCAGTTGAACCTATTTTTACAGTCGCTGAATTAGTTGTTGAAAATGTAGCTGCCAATGCTGTTACTGCTGTTCCAAGTGGTACGTTCATAACTATTGTATTAGCTGTATTATCTATTACAATATCAGTAGCTGTAGGAATAGTAAAAGTTAAAAATTCGCATAAACTATTATTCAAATTAGGTGCTGGAGTTACTCCTTCCATATTTGAAAACAAATTCAAATTTAAACTTTTAGCTAAAGCGATAAAATCGTGCTCTGTTGTTTCTAAATAATCGTCTGGCATTCCTAACAATTTACCTTCATCTATAATTCCATTTGTGAATACCCCAGACTTTAATGAACTCATTGCATAAATGAATAACCTGTCATTAGAATCTATTCCATTTGTTAAATAACTAATTTCCCAAGCTCTATTTGTGGGTGAAAAAACGTATGTTTTCATTATATATTATTTCTTTCTTTAAAATATCGAAATATTTAAGATAATATTAATTATTTCAAAATAACAGTAAAAGGTGCAGATAATGATTTATACCCTTGCGAATCGGTATCATAATATTGTGCATGCTTATTTGTTACTTCCAACATCGGATATAATTTTCCAAATTTAACCCCATTAATCTCAATAATATTAGCACGATGTTTATCAACAAAAACTTTCAATTCTTTTTCTGTATTTATTTTTTCATTCATAACCTTGCCTTCATCTTTATTCTTTTCCTCACCTTTATATTTTTCAGCTTCTTTTTTATGATAATCAGCTAATTTTTTATAATAATTTGATAATTCACCATCGCCACGTTCCTCTGCATTTTTAAATCTTTCATGTTGTTCTGTGTGATATTTAAGCTTGCCTTCACTATCTAATTTAGAATAATCACTTCTACCTTCTTCTTCTTCCTTTCCTTCAGATTCTGATTTAGTGTCTTCTTTCTTTCCTTCAACCTCTGCTTTTTTACCGCCATATTTTTGACCAACTCTACCTAATTTCTGATTTTCTGGTGTATTCAAATAGATGCCACCCCTTGCTTTACTAATATCGTCCCCCTCTGGTTTATCCCATTCTACCTGACGTTTACGAACATGATAAATAGATTTCTCTAATTTGTCATCCCACACAATTACAGGTTTAAAGCTACGTATCTCAACTGCTAATTCATGATACATTTCTTCTTGAGAACCTTCAGATTTTATTATCTGATCAGAACTCTCTTTTACAAAATTCTTTAATTGTAGGGAGGTGAAATATTCTAAATCTTCTAATTTAACCATTTTGTCAAAATCAGATTTAGTCATTGATTCTTTTATTTCTAACATTTGTATTATGTATTTATTTTAAATCAAAATTATTAAACACCAAAATAATTTTATAAAATTATAAAAAACATTTAATAAATAAAAATTATTTTTTATACCACATTTTTATATTATCCCATTTATCAACTGGGCTATCATTATTTACTAAAAAATCTATCCTGTTATTAAACCGCTTATTCATAATGTCTCTTACTACCCACCTACCGTCATACATATTTGTACCCTGAATAATTATTGTGTCACCAAAATGTAATATACTTTTTAAGTCCCTGGATATTGCCACCCATCTATGATTTATAGGATTCTTCTTATTTATTTTAGAACCGTCTGCTGTTTCAAATGGATTATTGTCTGTCTGCCTTATTTCTGGATAGTAACAAGTACCTTCTATTATTAGGTGGACATACCCCCTGGAAAATAATAAAGCCCTCTCAGGAAGGCTTAAAATTGTTTTTCTCAATCCAATATTCAAAGATAATAAAACAAAAATACAAATAAAGATAAGCCTACTTATTATTTTCATTCGCCTTTCACATAACTTAATAACTCTTCTTTATGCAAGTCATCTAAAAATATATCAAACAACTGTTCTTTAGACAAAGTATTAGGGGCTATATTAAGAATCATTTCTTTTGTAAAATGATTTTCTAACCAACTTGCAAAATCTATAGCAATATCTATAGAGGCTTCGGCTGCATACTCTTCCATTGCTTCTAATATCACATTTTTATTGTTGTCACTTAAAATATTTTTATGAAAATACTTTGCTAAAATTTCTTCTTTTGTTTTCATTATTGTTTTATTATTTATTATTCCCAAATTCTATGTTTCTCATGTACTGCTTCTGAACCATCATCGGCTTCCCAGATATACCATTCTATGTCATCAGGAATAGTTACTATCTTTAATAGGGATGCATAATTAGCTTCTTCGCCTAATTTTTCTACCGCTTCAATTAAAATAGGATCAGTTCTTACATACCCTCCTACGGAAACAGAAATATCCCCATATCCATGCCATTGTGAATAAGGAGACATATTATATATTTTTAATTCTTCTTCTGCAATTTTATTTCCTCTTGCCGCCATAAATTTAGCAGCTTCTTTACTTATAGCAAATCCACCAATTCCTATATTTATTACTACTTTCATAATGAAATTTTATTAATTATAAAATCTTTATCTTTTGCAAACTCATTATATTCTTCTATCCAAGAAATATTAATAGGTGATCCAGCATCACAATATCTTACTATTGCATTGCATACTTCGTTAAACCGTTCAACACTCATATCAGATTTAAAAATTTCTTTTGGTTTTAATCCGATTGGTGGCTTTTCTCTCTTTAAAGATTCTTTAATTGTGTCAATTTCCCCCCACAATTTTGACAATCTAATAAATTGTTTAACAGTTAATTCAATCGGGTTGTTCTGAAAATTTTCTTTGTAAGTACATAAACATTCTTCCTCACTACCATAAAAGTCAGATATAGTTCCCTTACATCCCATTTTATATTTATCATTCAAATAACGTGATACGGTTTGTTTAAATAAATCAGACATGTCATTCTTTACACACCAATATTCAGGCAGATTGGTTAATCTTCCTGCTTCTATTTCTTGTTGAACCCAATCAGTTTCAGGAACTTCGTCCATAATCAATCCGGCTGAATCTCGCATTGACAGTTCCTTTTCTGTAAAAATTTTGTCTTCAATCCTCACATGTGGCAACAATGTTTTATAATATTTCATACTTTTCGCTTTAATTTATTCAACAAAGATAATAAAAATTTCGTTACAAAATATATTATTTATATAAAATTCCCCTTATTACTATTATATCTATTCCCTCCATGTCTTTTAAAAGACCAGAATATGTAAACATTGCAGTATGATCTGGAAATTTATCATAAAAATCTTTTATTATTCCCATTTTATGATCATTAAATTCATTGTCTTCAAAAATTACACTTGGTGTTACTTCTACTATATGATCGTTGTATTCCTCTTCAAAACCATATTCAAGCCTTATATCCTTAAATTTTTCAACTAATTCTATTAATCGCCCTTTTAAATAATC